CGATGGCGATGGCAGCACCAGACAGGAAGCCCAGTGCGTAGAGCAGCCACTCGCCCGTACCGTCGTACCACTTGGACTGATCGTCAAGGTAGCCACCAGCGACTAGGGGTGGCTCATCGCCCTCGTGCGTGATCCCAAGCCGATCAGACTCATCGAACGAATCAGAAGGCAGTAGGTCGAAAGCGATCTGCTCGCCCGTGGGCAACTTGCCTGATGCGAGAGGTGAATCAGAGCGGCCTGTGATCCACTCATGGTTGGTGCAATGTCGAGACATTTGAAAACTCCTTGGCCCTTGTCATGACAAGAGCGAATATCACTTGGTGCAGCAGGCAGGGACCATCCCCACCTGTGCAAGCACATTGTCCCACAAATAGGGGCTTATGTCAAGTCATATACGCATCGACAAAGCACCGAAAAAATCAGCGACCGACCACGCCAGCGACCGTGCATCTATCACGACCGACCGCCGGACTCAGCAAAATTTTTCCGGTGGTCTTGTCATGACAAGAGGAAAAGTAAGCGCAAAAAAAAACCCCGCCGAAGCGGGGTAGGGTTTCGTGTTGTTGCTCTCGATCAAGCCGTGGCTTTGGCCTTTGGCATCTTGGCATTCTCTTCAACCTTTTCCGAGTACTGGATCATCAAGGTTTCAAGTTTGCCTTCGAGACTCTCGATCACTTTCGGATCTGTGCAGTTTGCAAGAACCGCTTCAAGAATCTTGATTGCGCCGTTGGCTGCCGTGGGCCAGTCTTTTTCACTCGCTGCCTTGTCGGCTTTGGTGGTCGATGGCGTTTGGGCCTGCCGCTTTGCTTTGCCACTGTTCTTGTTTCGTGCTTCGGTCAATGAACCTTTGCATTCTTTCAAGAACCATTCGAGACCAGCCCGAATGACCTTCTTGCCTTCCGGCGAGTCGATCAAAAGTTGGCCGTCCTTCGCATTCTCCAACACGAGTTGACCGCGTTGTGCGATGCAAAGCAATGCCGAGACTGGGAAGTCTTTTTGGTGCTGTTGCTTTGGCGTGAGTTGCAAAAGCATCGCTCCGAGTTTCTTCCAGTTGGCAATTTGGGACTTGGCAACGTTCAACAGTTTCGCAATCTCTTCATTGAACGCTTCTTTGCTTCCGTCCCATGATTGCCATGCCTTTGCAATCTCAATCACGAACAGTTTTTGATCGCGGTTGCTTTTGCGCTTTGCTTCATCCCATGTTGCGTAGGTCGAAGCAATAGCATCGGCGGCTTTGGGTGAGAGGGTAAACACTTTAGAAGATGACTTCTTCATGGTGATTCCTTTCTAAGAATCTTCACTTGTCAAACTGGCCCTTGTCATGACAAGAGGTCGGGCCAGTCATCGAGAGAATCCCGATGAACAAGTATTGTCGCACAAACCCCTAGTTACGTCAAGTCATCCAAACCCCCTGTAAACATAGGCGAAACGAAACCCCCTTTAAACCTAGGCTGAAATGCGCGCTGGATGCACGAAGTGTTCCCCTTGTCATGACAAGACCAACAACGCAACAACATGCGCGCAACACTATGCGCAACGCATTGCAACAACATGCGCGCAACACCAAAGCAACAACAAAGCAAAGCAACAACGCAACGCAATGCATGCAATGCAATACAACGCAACAACAACAACACAACAACAACGCATCAACATGCAACACAACATACGCGAAGTGTTCCCCTTGTCATGACAAGAGTTGCAACGCTATGCCAACCAATATTGAACTGCACAACGCAACAACATGCGCAACGCTTTGCAATTGTTCTTCTCTTCTCTCTTCTCTTTTGTTGTGGTCAACTCTTGTCATGACAAGATCAACAACACGACAACGCATTGCAACAACTCTTGTCATGACAAGATGCGCAACGTGTTGCGATTGCTTTTGGTGTTGTCGTGTTGTGTCGATTGATATCAGTTTGGCCTGGGTGTATTGATATCAATATTGGATTGCACAACATGCAACACTTGTCATGACAAGAGCAACAACACGCGCAGCACTTTTGGCAACGCTTGTCATGACAAGATGCGCAACGCAACAACAACAACGAAACCAAAAGCAAAGCAACAACAACGCAACGCAAAGCAACAACGAAACAAAACGCAACAACATGCAACAACAAAACAAAACGCAACGCGATGCAATGCGCGCAACACTTTGCAACAACAACAACGCGAAGCGCAACAACACGCGCAACACTTTGCAACAACATGCAACGCAACAACATGCAACGCATTGCAACAACATGAAATAAAAAAACGGGATGCGCAACATAAGCACGCGATACAACATGCAACCTATAGTTTGCAATATGCTGGCATTTTGCAGGGGGCC